ACCCCCGGCCTTCAGAATCGGAATCTGCTGCTATATCCAGCTTAGCTACGGGCGGGTATTTAACCCCATTATTATAGCATATTTCAAGGCGAAGTCAACAACGTAGCAACAGAATTGAGATAATAGGTTATTTTTTATAACCTAAAGCAGCCCTCAAACTCTCCACTTCATTGTGTACATAAAGGTTCGCTGTGACGTTTATGTCCTTATGTCCCATCACCTTTTGAATGGTGTAAATGTCCACACCGCGCCGCCGTAAATCTGTTCCGAAAGTATGCCGCAGTTCATGAGGGGATAAAGTCAACAGCTTCAAATTTCGATTCATACGCCGCATATGCCGTGCAAACACAATGCTAAACGTCCGGGGATACTGCGCGCGCCCATAGCGGTTAGGGAATACATATTCGCAAGTATGGGGCAGAGAAGCAAGCAAAGCCATTCCAGAAGCCGAAACAGGCAGCACCCGGTAACTGTTCCACTTCGGCGGCCTTAACTCTATCCCGCCGCCCTGTTTGCTGCATACAGAGCGATTCACAGAAATAGTAGAATGTTTGAAATCCACGTCCGACCATTGAAGCCCGAGCAATTCCCCACGTCGTAAACCCGTTTCCAATAGGAATGAAATTGCCGGAAATGACTGTTTAAAGAATTCCACCACGCGCTCCATATCCCCGTGTGAATACACCTTTTTACGTTCTTTTGGCTTGATACTGCGGTACACAATAAACGTCATAGGCGAACGTTCACAAAGCCCGTTGTCAACCGCCGTGAGAAATATTGCGCGGAGCATCATATGGAATTTGTTTAATGTGCTCTTAGAAAATTCTGATTTTCCTGCAAAAAAGCTCTGTATATCAAAAGGCTTAATGTCTGCCATTTCCATAGAACCAAAGAACGGTATTATGTGATTCTCCAAAAAGGTTTGATAGCTGCCAGAATAAGTATTTTCTGAAACAAAAGGCTTTTTATATATTCGTAACCACTTCATAGACCATTCGCTAAACTTCAATCAGCATTCCCCCTCATCATCCGTATTAATGTACTTAAACCATAAATTAACCGCTTCCGGGCTGTATTCCTGCAAATCAAGACTGTCATAGTCCACATCGTAAATCTGTGTTTTCGGGTGCCGTACAAGGCCATGCCCTCCGGCATAGTAGAACGAACCGAAAATCTTCTTGAAATCCTTTGTTACATACTTCGTTATGTACCGTGATACCCGTTCCTTTTGTTCGTCAAGCTGAATTGCAGTTGAGAAGCCGAGCGACCATTGCGGCATATTGTAAATGATCTTTCCGTCTTTTGTTTTCTTCCCACTGTCAACCATTTCAAAATCACCCGACAGTAGGCCGTGCATATGGATTGCGCCGTCTTTGTGGTGTTCCGGGATAACAAGATACCGGGCGTTATTCCGGGTAACCTTATTATTCAAGAACTTTTTCAGCTTCGTAGAAATCTGCTTTGCATCGTATCGGTTTATCTTGTCAGCGTCGAGCGTCCATGTAACGAAGTAATCAAACTGATTACACATTGCAACATCAAAAATGCGTTCCTTTGCGCGTTTTACACTATCACCCCTCACATCGTTTTCCATGTTTTTTGGCTTTGGCATCGGTAAGGGCTTGTCTATCTGTTCCCAGTATTCGTCTTTAAAAATCGGCTTCGAGCAGACTGTTATTCTCTGCTGACCGTTCGGGTATATCTTCGCTTTCGTGTTGTGATAGACGCTTACCCCCGGTTCTATAAAGGGATTCATCTATTCTCAACCTTTCAAGTGAGTGTATTTTGTGGTAATAATCAAGTAGAGGGAGCGCGGACAGTTCCCTGCTTAGCACAGGGACCCCCGGCGCGCAAAAGCGCGCCCCCCATGCAGCAGGGAGCCATGCCGCGCCTTACAGAAGTTTTACCCAACGCATAATGGCTTGATATATGTAATAGACCAATACTGCCGCCAACCATGCGTTAGTAACATTCAGAATGAAATCAACGGGGATTATCCAGTTGATGTAGGGTAATACCGACTGTACGGGTGTCATGTCCAGACTTTGGAAAGGGCTGTCCGGCAAACAGGAAACCACCCATTTCAACGCCGAGTTAATCCAACCCACAATGGTGTCAAGCATCAGTCCCCACCCCCTGCACCAATCAGCTTGCGTGTGACCAAAATCAGAGCAAACACCCAAGCCGCCCCATTGAAGAATCGTGCCATCTTTGCTATATCGTTGAACTGTGAAAAATCAATTACCAATTTAGAATTAATTCCAAGCCGGGCATTTTGGAAAGGTATTTCCCAATGCGGTGTAGCCATTGTTGCGCAGTAAAACCCGGAGATTATACGGTACACGTCCCACGGGATACAAAAGGGAAATTTATCTTTCAGAATTTGCGGGACAGATAAATCCGGCAAACCGGGCGGCTTCGGTAACTGCGTATTCTTGCCCGTGTTTGTTGTTGTGTTGGCGGTTTTGTCTGCCGTTGTCGCAATGTCCTTGCCGACCGTTTTTTCCTGCGTCGCTGTCTTATCGCGCAGCTTATCGTCCACTTTGTCCGATGGTACATCAACGGGAACAGATACCGAGCCGTCCCCCGCCGTGACCCCGGTTTTCTCTTTCAGCCTGTTTATAACATCGTCCACCTTATTGTTTAAGGCGCTCATTCCGTCCGCGAATACTTTTTCCAATCCAAGCCCGTAAACGTCCTTACCCGGCGCAGCGGGAACGGCTGACGCATCAGCGGCGGCATGTTTGCCAACTACCCACCCCCAACCGATTGACGTGCCGACCGTCCTTTCAATCGGTAAAAGGGCATCGTAAATATACCCGTTATAGAAATACTGCGCTGTGTAATAAGTCTGTGAAAGGGACGTTGTAACCATGTTTCCCCAATCGTATTGCATTGACGCAAGCTGCATGGTCATGGTTGTGCTGTTCGTGTTCTGTTGCAAATATTTCACCCAATACGATGTAGAACCGATTGCAAACGTTGTATAGGCCATATCTTTGTAAAGCGTGATTTTATTGCCTATATTGAGGTTTGAACCCATAACTTCCGCATTCTGCGCGTAATTGTATGACCAACCGTTACGGATTTTTGAACCATCGGGAAGCCCGAGGAATGTCGCAAGCTGTGTCCCGGTAAAAGCCCCGGCAAGTACCGCGCCGTTCGGTAAAGATGTAGCCGCCGTTGCGCTGTCATACTTCGCCTTGAATGTGTCCCCGACTGCTTTTATGAAATTTGTACCGAGTTGGTATGTTGCCATCATTCCAATCGTTGTAGCTGCCACCGCCGTAACTGCGTTCTTTGCGGTATTGTCGATGCTGTTCCATATGTCTTGACATACTTGTTCATAGCTTTGCCCGCTTACCACGCCGGACACCGCAATTCCCAACGCGCCCAGAGCACAGGCAACCGCCACAGCACCCACCACCGTTACAGTTGTTACTGGTTCGGCGTGGGCTTCGCATGGTTCACGGTAGGAATAGACAAATACCATGACGCAGCAAAGCAAGGCGCACAGGAGGGAACGCGCTGCATACATTAAGCGGCTGACCCCTTGCCGCCGTCCTGTGTCTTGCATGGTAACACCTCACTTCCGAAAATCTTGAATGAATCGTATATCTTTGCCTTTTTTCGGTTCAGTAGGAACATGAAACCGTTTGTCTTAATGTTCACCCCGTACCAAAATTCCGAGCACTGGAACAGGCCACCGCAGAGCAAAGAGAGAATCCACCCGAATGTTTTATAATTCTTCATTGCCCTGTGTTTGTACTCCATTTCAATAAACGCCCGTATCTGCCTGTCTATGAGCCTGTCAGACTGTGAAATGAGAATTATCTCATAACCTAATTTCCTGTGCTGTTGGAAGAACTGAATCCATTTCGCGCGGTCATTCCGTTTCACGTCCCGGCTGTTGAACATGGACGCGCATTCATCGATAATCAACAGCGTCTGTTTTTCCTTGAACGGCTCATGATATTTCCTTGCGTACTCCATGAGATTTTCAACTGTTAATTCGGAGTTTTCGGCGTAGGTGATACGGCCTAATTTTTTCTTTTTCGGCACTCGTTTCCCGTGCTTTGTGGTGTAAAAATAATCCTCTGCGACCGGGAAATTTGCTATTACGTCGCGCCCCATCATAACCCATTCAATCAGCTTGTACGCCGCCCGGAGTGATTTCCCCGACCCCGGTGTCCCACTGTATAAATTAACCGACATTGTATAATCCCTCCTTTATGAAAAAGCCGCCCGAATGATTTTTTCATTCAAGCGGCTTTGTTCGGCGCATTCGTTAATTATTTGTTTGCAAGGCTCTTGAAAAAGCTGATCGCCTTTTTAATGCCGAAGATTGCGCCGACAATCGCAAGGCCGACAGGAACAGCAACAGCGACATAGCCGAGTACATCGGTCTGAATTGTGCCGAGCGCGGTAGAAAATGCAGTTTGCAGAGTAGTATCAGCAGCAGCAATGAACATACACGTTTACCCCCTTTCACAGATTCAATAAACTTAGAGCCTTTCGGATACCAATACCCAACAGGCTTAAAGCCAAGTAAGAACAAAATCCCGCCCCAAAGCCCCAACGCATGACATAGAATAAATCTCCCATTCAATCACCACTTCCAAAAACAAAATGCTTTCGCTGTTTCAATACCAATGAGAGCCGAGAGCAGGAGGACTGTAGCGAAGAAATAGTGAACCTCATTCACGTTTGGAATTGTCATTCATTCACGCCCCCTATGCAGTTTTCGCCGGATTCTGCTTTATGGTGAAGTCCTCAACTTTTCCATAGCGGTTGTAAATCAATGTGACTTCGGAGCCTACCGGGATTTCCTGCAATATTTCCGGCCTTACGCTGATTGCTTCGGCAATGGAACCCACAACCCCGGTAACCGTTGAATCCTCATATGTTACATACAGTTTGCCGAATGTAACTTCGTTTCCGTTGCTCTTGTCCTTGAATGTGCCGATTCTTCGTCCTATTACTTTCATAGCCATTCTTACCCCCTCCTTTCATATCACTGTCTTTTGACCTTGAAATTTTCCCTCACGGGGGAAATTTGTAGTTCATATTGAACTTATGGGTATATAATAGAGCATATTGAACTAAATGTCAACAGTTCAATCCGAACTATGATAAAATATAGAGAAATATATAAAAATGGGCGGTAATCTTATGGAATATTACAATAGAATAAAGGAGCTTCGTGAAGAAAAAGAACTTAATCAAACTCAATTAGGGAATATTTTTAACTTGAATCAGAAAACAATATCCCAATATGAGAGAAAAGAAAGACAGATTCCAAACGACTTAATAATAGAACTTGCAAAGTTCTTTGGTGTAAGCACTGACTATTTATTAGGAGCAAGCGATAAACGGAAGCCTTGACGCGCTGCGGCGCGGGATTGCTGAACAGACACGGGAAAGAATGGCAGGAAGAAAGAACCCGGCACCACGCGCGCCGGGGCTGCGGCCTGCGGGAAACAACATTCCTAAGTCCCTAATAGTCCTCACGCCGGACGGGCGAAGCGCGTACCGCGCCACCGCTGAACCGGAGAGCATACAAAAAGGACGGAGCAAAAGCCCCGCCCTTTTGGATTCATTAAAAATTTGCTAAACAAATAAATTTAGGTCTTTGAAATAACCCATTCTTGGCCTTTTACCAACGAATGATAATTTATGTGCTTCGATAAATATATTTCGTGTTTCTATGGGGAATGATTCCCACTTATCTGGTGATATAAAGAAGTTTTCAACATTCATAGATAAAATATTAGAGATTAGCATTTTTTGTTCTGATATGTCAGTATCAACGATTTGACTCTTTATGAATTTATAAATAGATTTATCTTTCGCTAAATAACTCATTAACACAAATGTTTTATTGTTGTGTGGAATTATAGTAAAGAAAAAAGGCGATAAATAGCCTGGAGGATTGTTAATGATATTTCCCTCTTTATCCTTATAAATGAAGAACATTGAAGTTGCTGCAATTTTATAATCTTGTGGCCATATTAATACTTCTGTACAAATTCTATTGAACCTTTTATTATCAAGATTTGTATTCATACTAATTCTGAGACGTTCTATTAACTCTAAATGTTTTTTATAATTAGCAATATCTTTTTGAAGACTTTCAGTGTTTTCACCTTTTTCTTTTTTAATTTTAAGCCATGCTTGCCTAAAATTGCAACTACTATTTCTCTCAAAATATGCTAAGGCAAAAGCTCTATATGCAAATAAATAATTCTGTTCTATATTATTGGGATCATAGTCATAATCCTCTATAGGTCTAAAAATTGTACTATCATGATGGTTACAAAAGCCCGTAAAAATAGAAGCTTTATTCTTTCCAACTTTATTTAATGGAAAATCATTTCCTTTATCAAATTTTCCAAAGTCAATACATAGAACTTCACCATCAGTCGCGATATCATCTAAATATCCATGGTTTTGTATAGAATGAGCTTTTGATGTAATACCGTCACATTCTTCATCTTTATGTACACAGCCTTTATAAAAAGTACTATTTCTAATTTTGTTCATCTCTTTATTTAGTGAACTGTTCAAAATAGAACCACCCCTGTATATTTTTAATATACTGCCATTTTACTTCTAAAATACAAAAAAAGCAAGTGGAAAAACCACTTGCTTTTGTTTCATATAAATCGGAATCTGCTGCGATATCCAGCTT